TTGCTGACATTATTAAAAGGCTTAGATAGAAAACAGGTGTTTACTTGTAATTCTCAAAGCTTTGATACGCTATGGCGTAAATTACGAGATAGATGTCAAATTACTGACTTGCACTTTCATGATACCCGGCATGAAGCATGTACACGACTTGCAAGGAAATTAGAAGTTTTAGACTTAGCTAGAATGATTGGGCATAAAGATTTAAGAAGCTTAATGATTTACTACAATGCTACTGCAAGCGAAATTGCAACGAGGCTAGATTAGCCCCGTTTGCGTGGTCGTCCTTTTTAGGTTTATCATCAGACCTTTCTTTTAACCAGTTTGATATCTCTGCCAAATTCCAACGTCTCCCTTGACCACAATTAATAACAAAGCGCGGCTTCGGGAGAGTTTGGTTGGCAGCAAACCGCTGCCTTAAAGTGAACATCTTTATAGCCTAAATATTCCGCTGCTTGTAGATCATTAAGCCAAATTTCTGATGGTGGTAACGCTACAACGAAGTTACTACCAATATTTGCAATTGCTGTCATAACCCCTCCTTACTTTCCGCTTTAACTTCATCTACATACCTAATTGCATCTTTCATGTTGAGAAAGCCGCATAACTCTTCACCACAATTTTCATTATCAAAGACTTTATATGCGAAGGTGCTACTCTCATCCATTTCGATATATAAGCCTTTATAAATAACCCCTGTAGTCCATTTCGAAATAAAGAGCTTTACGTCAAAATAAGCCATTTCAAATTCACTCATCTCTCAGCTCCAGATCCATAAAATTGTTTTGCCTCATCAAAGCTTTTGGTTACAAGGGGAGCAGATCCTTTCTTGTAGCAATTCACAATTTCATCAAACTTAAAAACACGTTCAGCTGTCTTCAAATCAAAGCATTGATACATTGCTTGGGTGAACCAGCTTTCTACATAAAATAATTTTTTTAATATGATCCTTACGGGTGCCGTGCCATTTCTGGACTTTGATAACATCATCGAAAATTTCTAAGAAAAAGTTGTTGCCTTCTTTTTCATGCATTTTTCTATAACGCTCTACAGCTCTCTCAGCTATCTCTTTAGAAGCTGCTGGAGTTTGTTTAAAAGGGCTGTAACCTTCTGGTCGCATTGCAACAGCCCACAATGTTGATTCACTCATCCCTCAGCTCCCGATTCGCTTGCCTTACTTTCATCTTTTTCAAGAAACTCGACAAATATGTCGTAATAGGTCTCGCCACCATCCTTGTCATCTTGTGGAAAGACATAAAGTTCATCTACCACTTCGCCTGTTTCGAGGGTAAACCTTCTTAACTCAGCAGCAATTAATCTTTCAAGGTTCTTTTGAATTTGCTCTTTATGGCTCATCTTTAAGCTCCTGTCTCAATTGGCGCTTCTTGTAGTGGCATCCAGTGGGTAATGGTGTTAGATGCCTTTAAGTACCACTTTGTGAATGTTTGTTTCCCTGCTTCATCAAAACCACTTGTTATATCTTTGAACCAATCTTCTATATGAACTGTTTCAATTGACCCATTTTGAAAGTGAGCCAACACACTAGCGTCGGCAATTTCAGGCAATTTATCTTCTACTGAGATCCATTCTGGCACCGCCTGAGCTTTGGCTTTTTCTAACTCTGCTCTAAGTTTGTCAATTTCACATGCCGCATGGTTACAAATAACACGTAATTCATCTTCGTTATATTCATCTGCATGCATCATCATTAAATGACTTATTTCGGTGCCAAATTGACTATCACCATCGAACACCCAAACAAAACCATCATCTTGTTCAAAGCGTAAATTAACTTCTCTTTCCTTATTCAAATCTGTCATGTCATCACCCAATTAATGTAAATTTGAAATTCTTTAAGTTAATAGCAGTCATCTTGTTGCAGTGCTGACACTTGGTTCTTGCTCTTTTCTTAAGCTCATCAAGGTCTTCACTAATCTGCTTTTTCTGCTCTGTAATCCTTGCTTGCTGTCGGGACCAATACTTCATAGTGTCTTTGATCCACATCACAGGGTTTACTTTTGCTCCACACTTCATGCATGTAAGTTCCAAAGCTTTAGTGTCAATTTCAACTTGAGCATGTTGGCACTTATGCAGATTTGTTCTTGGGAAGGGCACTACGTTTTCTTCAACATTCAAGACGATGTGATCTTGAAAAGGGTAGTTCATGTTCCCTCTGTATTCTTGATCTGTCATGCTGCCACCTTCAATGTTTTAATTGCGTCATCTATAGCTTGGTTGAATTTGCGAACATCTTGCTCCAATGCTTCGATAGCCAAGTCATTAGCAAAGACGCGAATAATAATGATTTGTAATCCTTCTGGTAGACGTGGGTCATAACTCACAAAGTCACACCATTCACGACGAGTACAAGCCAACTGACTAGTGATTTGAGGTATATGCTCATCTGGAACTTGCTTAGTCAGAAGGGTATTCAAATGCGTTGTAGTGTCTGGACACTTAACTTCTATTTGCCCTTTGTCACCTACAAGTCCATCTGGTGAAGCCCCGAACATTTCAATGTAAGGGTGGTCAATTAAACCTGTACCAACTACAAAGTTACCCGTCTCATTTTCATAGGCCGCAATTGCATGAGGCTCGTTATCAATACCCCATTGCATAGCTTGGTTTGTGAAGATTTCCTTCTGAACGCCAGTGAGGCGCTCAGCTAGAATAGTTAAACCCAATGCATTTAAAGCTTTGCCTTTATTAGGCTTTGCATTTAAATCCTTTACACGGCTTGCTGTGACTTTGCCACAGCGTTCCGAATGCCAATCTTCACTACGCTGGAGAATGTTCATACACTTGCCCTTGTGGTTGATCAGCATTTTGTGCTGCTTCTTTTAATGAAGCGCTATGCTTAGTCCAGAAGTATTTTTGCAGTCGCCCTGAGGCAATTCAGCGTAGCCAGTTTGCAAGGCTTCTGTGCCTTCCATTGCCAAAGCGCGCATGTTATCTAAATGCTGCTGCTCATAGGCTTCATAACCTTGAGGGACATCTGAACTAACAGTCTGAACGGTAGGGATATGACAATCATCAATACGACGAGCTTCGTCTTCGTCATAAATACCTGAGAAGCCGAAGGCAACACGGGCACATTGAATTAAAGCCTTATGACGTAGCATCCGTTTTGGGTATTTTTTCCAAGGTTCTGAATTACCCTGACATTCAGACAAGTATTCAGTTACAACAGTAGGGTGGTTACGGTCTTTACGGAAAATCTTGCATGTGCATGACTCGTCGTCTTGTTCAAACTGGATACCATCACATACAGGATTGTCATTAATAATGCGCGCCCACCCATCAATACCAACAACTGGTGTGATGCCCCCACCTTTGGCAGGGAATGCATAAATTTCTTTTGTAAAAGGGTTTAGCTTGTACTGGTTTGCAACAATTAATAGAGAGAGAAATTCATCATTTGTTGCTTTCTTAAATACTGTATTAACAAGAGTATTTGCTAACTCAGCAGGATCAACATCTTGCATATTAAAAGCTGATGCAATCTTGCTAACTTGCGACAAAACAATATTACTCATCTTCTAATCCTCAAAACTTAATAGATATGTGTGGAACTAGGCCTTTATTGATTGCCTGCAAAATCTCTTTGCTTTTTGCTTCATCAATACCCAAAGCCAATAAACCTTTAAGTGCTTCATTACAGATTTTTTTTACGGTGTGCTTGGTTAGCTTGGCGCGCTTCTTCTGCTTGGCGTTCTGCCTCTAGCTTTGCTGCTTGCTCAGCTTCAATACGTTTGCGTTCTGCTTCTGCTGCATGTTGTGCGCGTAATTCAGCAGCTTCTTTTTCAGCCTTTAATCGAGCTTCGCGTTGTTCTGCCTCAGCCTTTTCACGTTGTACACGTTCAGCTTCAAAACGTGCTTTTTCTTCCGCCTCACGGGTCGCTTTTTCGGCAGCTTCACGGGCAATCTGAGCCTCACGTTCTTGTTGCTGGCGAAGTATTTCAGCTTGGCGAAGACGCTCTAATTCAGCCTGTTCAGCTTCATATTTTTCACGAGCAGCTAGGGTGGTGCGTAAAAACTCCAGAGTTTCGTATTTGGCAATTTTTGCCTGTTCCTCGAATTCCTCGAAAGATGAATCAATGACAATTTCTTCAACATTTCGAATCACACCCTTTAGCCAAACACTATCTTTATCTGCAATAACGGCAGTTTTGTAGAAATTGATAGAAAGAATACTTTCTTCATGCTTCGCTACACGGTCTTCTTCTGCCTTTTCCCAGGCATCACGTGGTGCCAAGATTTCATCACGTAATAAATCAAACTTCTTAACAATTGAAATTCGATCATCATCAATCACTTTAATTTGAGCTTTTTGTTCAGCAACTAATTCTTTGCCACATTTCTCAATAAGTGTTTTTGACTTACTGATTTTCAAAGCAAGCGAACCAATCGCATCACGGCCTTTCTTAGTGCTTACATCTGGCACATGAGAACGAACTTCTTGAGCAATACGTTCATACAATTCATCTGTACCACCACGTTTAGCGAAAGCCGCTACAATTACGTTTTGTTCTAATACTTGTAATTCATTAACTTGTGTATTTACTGGCGCATTCATAATCTTCTCCTAATTCTTTTCTCTGAAAAATTTATTTGCACATCCGTAGTTATCAACTACTTTTTTCTTTTCCATCTTTTACGCAAATAACTTTTCCACTATGGTTTTCAAGAAACCACTTCATCGCCTCTAAATCTGAATAAACCTTATCCATCACACCACTCCTGCTTCTTCATCTGCCAATTCTTCGGCGTAGTATTTAAGTTGCTCGTTTAAGCTATTTACTTGTGCGTCTGTAAGCTTGAAACGCAAACCAATCGGTGACTCTATGCCGTCTTTATCAGTCACTACAGCATGAGTTTTGGTGTCTACCACAAGCACTTCATATTCTTGGTCACGTGCACAACCACTGAACTGTTCATTTACTTCACGGGTGTCACAAGTCGTTTCAGCTTTGATCTGGCAGTTAAGTACGTTGCAGCCGTAAGTTAGGTCGAAATAAACCGTATCACCTTCAACCTGAATGTCTGTAGACAAGTCCAAGTAATGGAAAGAAGGGCACAGCAACTCAGGTTTGTTAACTAACATATTCATTAGATAATCCCCCAGTGAACCGCCAAGATGAGGTTGAAGAACCCAATGAAACTAGCTAGTGCTATGTAGTTATCCATGAGAGTGCTCCTTGTCCGAATCAACTTCTTTCGAGCGTTCAGCAAGCATTGCGTCTGCTACTTCATAAGCACGAGCGGCTAGAGATTTTTCATTTGCCCAAGTTAAGTATTCGCTTTGAGCTGATAACTCGCCTTGCATAGCTGCGATTGCAAACTGATCACGTAAAGTTAGTGTTTCCATCACTTCACCCCCTCAACCTGAACGCGGACATACATGTTCTGTTTTGCTTTGAGTTCGTTGACGTGTTGCTCGTCGGCACAGCCTCGTAAGAAGGTGAATACAATGAAGGTGATAACCCAGAAAGCTACGAATGCTTTCGAGCCATCCCTAAAGGCTTGGCTAAACTTGTACTTTTCAATTCTTTGATTCATACTTATCTCCGCATTTGATGCAAACCGCCTAGACTCTGACCCCTATGGCGGTTTTTGTTTGTCGATGAGATAAATATAAGAAAACTTAGTTTTATTGTCAATAAGAAATCTTATTTTAATTTAAGAAATCTTACTTTTGTGTTTTAATAGACAAAAGAAAACCCACGCTGGGTGGGTTGAATAGAACAAAGTGAATTATTTCTTCTTATCTAGTTTTTTCATTTCACGATTGCTTGCTTTAAGTCGCTTTTTAACCTCAGAGACATTATCTTCTATAGCTAAATCTTCAGGCAAAATACCGCTATTTCTATACATCATTGTTCTAACTTCTTTTCCAACCGCCTTTGCAGTGCTCATTGCAGCTTGCACACCATCCGCACTTGATGATCTAAGACGTTCAGTTGTTTGGGTTACTCTAAATAGATTACCCGCAAGCTCCGTTAAACCCATGAAATCATAAGCTGTTGCTTTGCTGTCGATATTTTTATACCTTTTTAATTCATCAAGTGACATATCGTACATTCCGCGAAAGCCCGCATCTTGAAATAAGCCGAATTGATGACTCTGTACACCATTAGCTTTTGCCGCACCTGTTAATATTTTATTCGCGGCCGTGAGGTCTTTTCGCGCCTCTAATCGAGCAATGTCATTATCGCCAACCTGAGAATCAATTAATTGGGCAGCAATTGCGGACAAAATAACCTTAGCATGTTGTACTTCAGGCTTCTTGTCATCCGCTTGCATTGTAATTAGAAAGCAAGCAAATCGACTTAATCGATATGTCTTGAAGGGGCGACCTGCAACATCAGTTGTATTTTCAGGAATAAAACACTCGTCAGAATCAATCCCTAAATTTGAACAAGATGCCATTGCTTTGGTGATAACACCTTTAAATGTCATCCAATTTTCATAGCCCAACTTAACCATAAATTCATGGGCAAACCAATAGCGAATACCATTTTGGTATGAGTCTTTCTCAAAATCATCTATGTTGATAGGAGTCATAATTCTTTCCCTTGTAGTCGTCCATATTTTGACATAAAAACTCCATCAATCACATTTAAATAAAGTTTCTAGCTGTGTCGGGTTCACAGTTTATTAATCTTTGGTGTTATTAATTTTCTGTCCAAGCTTTCCTTCTTTTACCAACTGCACGACCTGCTCATTAGTAAGCACAGGAATAAAGACTTTGTCGCCAATATCTTTAGAAAGAATCTTCACTTCTTCGGCTGTTAGCACCAAAGCTTCACCATGTTTCGCAGCATCATTGATGCGAGCAATAATCTGGTTGATTGGTAGTTTAGAGTTGTCCATAAGTCTTCCTGTGATTAATGCGAATAAGGATGTTCTTGTCTGTGCTGACTTGGCGGCACGATATCTGTAATAGCGGTAATACTTTCAACTTCATCCATGTCAAAAGATAGGCGTTCGCCACCATTAACAGCCAACAAACTCAAAACCCCACCATTTATTCCAACAAATTCCTTAATTGTGCAGCGTCCATCCTTTAAGCACACTTGTACAAATTCAGTTGGAACCGGTTCAGCATCTGGATCGCAAACTACATACCAGCCATTACGAATTGCTGGAAACATTGAGTCGCCAGTGCCTTTAATACCATAGGCTCTTAGACCCGCTGTATGAGTTGGAACATAACCATCACCACCGTTACCTTCGTAACCCATATCTGTGAAATACCCATCCATACCCATCTTTGAATAGGCTTTAACAGGAACGTATCTTTTTGAATAGGGAATGGCTTAGTTGGTGTTTGGACAAATTTAACAGCTTCTTCACTATCTGGAATATTGTACTTCTGCTTAAAGGCTTCAATATCAAGAACATTTAATTGAACAGCATTGTTGTCCAATTGGGGGCCGCTTTCATCACCATTTGTTATATACGAAGTGGACACACCAAAATAAGCGGCCATTTTACTTAAAGGATCAGCTTTAGGTGCATATGCATCTTTCTCCCAACCAGTGACATTAGGCGCACTAACCCCGACGATTTTTGCCAAATCGCCTTGAGTTAATTTCTTTTCTCTTCGTAAGGCGCGAATACGCTGGCCCATAGTTTCTAGTTTCTTCATATAAGTTATCTTACATCTTGCAAAAATAAGTTATCTTTGTTTTAATACTAAGAAATCTTATTTTTGAGGTTGAGCAAATGACCAAACAGGAAGCTTACAAGTTGCTTGGTGTGAATGGTGTTGGCTTAGCAAAGTTATTAGGGATAGAGCCTCCTGCTGTATACCAGTGGCCAAATGAAAAAATCCCTTTAGCTCGCGAATACCAAATCAGAGACTTAGCAAGTGGCAAAGAGCCAATTAAACGAACTACTGCAACCGCTTAGGAACTAAACCATGAGCAAAGTATCAACCGAATTGAGTGCAAGGGCTAGAAATGAAGTTTCTAGAGTTTTGCAAGCCCTTGCATCAAGCAATCAAAGTCAGGTTGCCGAACAGTTAGGGATTGATCCAAGCACATTATCACGGATGAAAAATGATAGAAAATCCAATGGCTTGACTGAGCTTGAGAACTGTTTAGTGCTGTTGGACATTCTTGGATTTAAGACTGTCCTCAAGAAATATCGAATGATTAGCGAGGAAAAACTAAATGCGCTTTTTGTGATGTCAAAAGCGTGGATGGAAAGCAAACAAACAATTGACGATCTTTTTCAAGATGACATTGAAGATTTCGGCATGTGTTTTGAGCTTGGTTACAAAGAAAAAGCCTGATTTCGTGGATCAGGCTTAGTGTTCAATCGGAGAAGAACCAAATGAACTATTCAATATTAGCAGACATTGAACTAAATCGGAAGATTAGTTTGTTTCAAAAAGCGGTTGAGGCTTATGTGCTTAATCGAACTCTCGAAAACTCTATGGCATTGGCTAAAGCGAAAGCTGATTTAGCTGCATTTGTATTGAGAGGTGTTTGATGGGTGCGTTAAAACAAGCTGAGATTATTCCAATCTCAAAAGGTAAGGGCAATATGACAGATAAGTTTGAGGAAGGTCATGTCCGCTCAAGTTGGCAGTACAGACGTGATGTATATCCATTCTTATCTGATGCAGCTCGACATGTCTATTTCATGCTTGAGGGCTATATTAACGGGTTTAATAAAGAATCTGACTATGTTAGCTACTCACAGCTTCCAGGAAGAGAAGCGTCACAAAGACAATCCCAAAGCTAGAAAATCAAGCTCAAAAACCGTTAGTAAAGGGCTTGAGGAATTAATTTCATTAGGTGTTATCAGTGTTATTTCTACACATCCGAAATTAGGAAATCAGTACAAAATTAACGAAGTTTCGCTGTCTGACCACTTTACTAAGGAAAGTACTTCACCTAGTACAGCACTTTACCTAGTAAAGCACGAGCACTTTACTAAGGAAAGTACGAGCACTTTACCTAGTAAAGACACAATAGATAATACTTATAGAAATATTTATAGAGAGAGTGACTCTCAACAAAACCAGGTCGAAGAAGTTCTAAAAATTTGGGAACCCGATTTACATCAACTCAATTCTTGGATGCAAAGATCAGGTTTACCAAAAATCAATCAAGCTCAAGTTGAAGAATTACTACTTGAAATCAATCCTCACTACGAAAGCAAAATTCACACTGGCGCAGTAACCACTACTCAGATGTATTCAAATTTCGTGAAGTGGGTAAAACGTGATTTCAAACTTGTTGAAAAACTTTTCAAACAAGCAGAACAAAACAACACTCAAGCAATCAATCCTGAAAATCTCGAAACAGACATGGGGGATTGGTAATGTCGAATATTCATAACATCCCTATGGAACAAGCAGTTCTTACAGCATTGATGACTGTAGACAAATCATTTGATGTTGTAAGTAACGATCTTGATGTTGAGTGCTTCTTTCCAGAGCGCCATAAGCAAATCTTCCAGGCTATTGCCGACCTTGCTAACGAAAACAAACCTTATGACTTCGTTATGGTTGAGCAGCAGCTTAAACAAAAAAACGTAATTCATTTGATGGGTGGTTCTGAATACCTGCTTCAAATGAGCAGCGAAGCGCCTTCAAGCTTTTACAACCTGGAGTCTTATGTTGCAGAACTAAACAAGTTCAAGGCACACCGTGAAGTTGAGCATATTGGTCAAAGCATTGCTGAGATTGCTAAAGACTTAACAATCCCCTGACGTTCACATTGCAGCAGAAAGCATCCTGGATGGGAAGAAAACTTCAAACGATGTTGAGAAAACCAGCTTCACATTTGAAGAGGCTATGAACCGCGCTACAGACCGTTTGATTCAAAAGGCTGAGGCTAAAGCTAACAAGCAATACACAGGCGTAAAGTTCAACTTAACTCATTTGGACAATCTGGTTGGATTAATTCAAAAAGGGCACTTCTGCATTGTGGGTGGTCGTCCTGGTTCAGGTAAATCAACTCTAGCTCAAATGTTAGTTATTCAGACAGCAGTGCGATACAACGAGCCTGTATTGGTTGTATCTGCGGAAATGGATGTGGAGACATTCACAAACCGCTGCATCTCAGCATTAACCAAAATTCCTTATGACAACATTCATAACGCTGAATTATTTGATGGGATGTTGGCTCAATTTGCAGATGCTCAAAGACGGTTCAGTTCTTTGCCAATCCATATCGAAGACAAGCAAAAGCCGACAATTGCAGAAATACATTCTTGGGCTCGTAAAGCTAAGCGCAAATACAAAAGACTAGGATGCATCGTAATTGACTACCTTCAATTGGTTCGTGACCCAAGTAAGAAAGACCGTTACCAGGAAGTGAGCTCAATTAGCCGTGATTTAAAGGCATTGGCTAAAGAGTTTGATTGCCCAGTTATCGCATTAGCTCAGCTTAACCGTGAGTCTGAGAAAGGCAAGCGACCTAAAGCATCAGATCTAAAAAGAATCAGGTCAGATTGAACAAGACGCAGATCAAATCATCCTGGCGAATCCAATCATTGGTGAAGACGACCTACCGTCAGGTGTCACCGAATTAATCGTTGCTAAAAATCGTCATGGCAAGAAAGGCGTAGTTCGAGTTATGGACCGCTTAGATATCTGCCGTTTTGTGACTATTCGAGAAGAAGGAATGGCTGCATGAAAACTTTAAATAGAACAAAGAAATTAAACTTTGATGACCAGCTTAGCTTACTCGTGTTTGGCTGTCATGCATCAGCGCCTTTCAGTGTCAAAGACGTGAAGGAATCAGTGTTTGATTTCAATCGAGGAACCATCTACAGCAATCTTCAAAAATTTGTTGAATGGAAATATTTCGAACGTGTTGGGAAAAATCATTACAAGGCAACTCAATACGCAAAAGACATCCTGAATGTTAAAGGGGAGCTGAAAGCATGATCGAATTTGTAGATTACAACTCAATGATGAAGCTGCGTAGAGCGTACAACCTCGGTACTCGCAATGAAGAAACAAGAGCAGTAGCGAACCTCTATGAGAAATTAAGAAAACTGAAAATGCTAGACCAACTCAAGCAGGAAGCCATGACTAAACGTTACAAGGAGGCGGTGTGAAAAGATTAAACGTACTGGTTGCTTGTGAATATTCTGGACGTGTTCGTGATGCTTTTGCTGCTCTTGGTCATAACGCTATGTCTTGCGATTTATTGCCTACAGAGGCCCCAGGTAATCACTATCAAGGTGATGTTCGGGATGTTTTGCATGAAGGTTGGGATTTATTAATTGCACATCCGGAATGTACTTACTTAACAAATGCTGGTGTATGCCACTTGCATAAAGATCCAAGTCGCTGGCCTAAGCTTTTTGATGCTGCTGAGTTCTTCAAACTTTTCTTGAATGCAACACATATTCCAATGCGTGCAATTGAAAACCCAATCATGCACAAGTACGCAAAAACGCTAATTGGTGGTGTGCAGCAAAGCCAGGTTATTCAGCCGTGGATGTTTGGCCACACAGAGCAGAAAGCTACTTGCCTATGGTTGGAAGGATTAAAGCCATTGGCACCAACAAACAACGTCAAAGAAGAAATGATGTTGTTGCCAAAGAATCAACGTGAACGCCTGCATTACTTGCCACCTAGTCCGGACCGCTGGAAAGAACGCTCAAGAACTTACCCAGGTGTTGCAGAAGCTATGGCCTTGCAATGGGGTGGAGATGTTCGCCATTTAGCTATGAGGGAAGCAGTATGAAACCAGAACAGTTTATCCGTGATTTCGGGGTGGAGAAGGCGAGAGAGGTGATTGAGGGTGCGCCTAGCAATGCTGAAAGCTACCAAGATGGCTACTACTTCCAGAACAAAACCACAATTTGAATTTCACAATGGCATTCATGAGGCTTGGAACTTAACCGATAACGATGGTGAGTACTTCAAGAAGCTTGGCTTTGAACCAGTAAAAATCAATGACCTGAAAATGATGTTGGAAAGCCTCCGCATCGTGGATCAGTTCGGTGGAATAGAAAAGGCAAAGCTAGTTGCGAAAACCAAAGACGGGATGGGTTATTTGAAGGGATGCATCAAAGACCACGAATCAATATACGGAGGCGGGGATGAGTAAATATCAACAGGAAGTTGCAGTACTTCTTATCGCCAGTGCAATTCTTTATGCGGGATTTAAGACAACGTTTATCGGTGTTGTTTGTTTGATTGGGTATCTAGCGTTTGTGTGGTCGATGTTTAAAGGAGCAAGCCATGAGTGAGTTTAAAGTCGGGGATTGGGTTAAACGCACAGACAAAATAACCGAGTCTATCTACCAAATAAGCAGTATTGATAAGGATCTTATCAAGTGTAATTTCATAAAGAATGGGGAAAACTGGCGTCTTCATACAACCAAAGGAGAGATTGAGCACGCCACCCCTGAAGAAATAGCAGCTGGCCACCGCATTGACTGCGAAACCCTAGACCACGAAGAAAACCACATTTCGCCGAATTGTGAGGTGAAAGATCATGAAGCTAAATAAGAAACAGCGCGAAGAGTTAAAACAGAAGTATGACGGCCATTGTGCTTACTGTGGTGAGTTGCTCGGTGACAAGTGGCATGCAGATCATCTAGTTGCAGTAGTCCGTGACTTAACTACAGGAAAGCCTGAAAAACCCGAAAACGATACATACGAAAACTTAATGCCAGCATGTACTGCTTGTAATCACAACAAGCGTTCATTGTCTTTGGAGTCGTGGAGAAATCTTTTAGCTCATTATCGCGATATTCAAGTACCCCGTGATTGTTCTCAAATCCGCCATTTAATGCGTTTTGGATTGGTTGAGTTCATTCAAAAACCAGTGAAGTTCTTCTTTGAATCTTATGAGGTGAACAATGGATAAGTGTAGAGAAGCTTTCGAACGATTTGAATGTGAGAAATACGAAGCAAACTATGACGATATGAAGAAAAATTGGGATTGGTACGAATCTCAATTTGGATATCGCTATTCTCCCTGACAGTCTACGAGGGAAAGGCTGGGCAGTTTGGCAAAAAGCATGGCAGCACCAACAAGCGAAAGTGGAGGAGCTGCAACGCAGAAATCAGATGCTTAACGACAACATAAAAGAGCAAGGTCAAAAGCTCGTTTATCAAAACGAAGTGATTGAAACACAAGCTGAAAAACTGCTTGGTTTAAGAGATGAGAAAGCAGAGCTGCAAAAGCGGGTGAAATTCCTTGAGCAAGAATTAGGTGCATGGAAAGGGAAATCAATAGCAGCAATGGTAAATGGCATGTGTAAACAATGTGGCAAAGAACCATTGCAGGCAATAGTTTCTGATAAAGAGGGTTATGCACTTCTACATTGTTTTGGATGTGGCGCAGACAAGTATGAATTGATTGGAGAACAAGCGCTCAAGGGGGGAAGAATGAAAGCAATCAAGATTCCATGTGAGCACGATTTGCTAAGCAAGAACGACGAAATATGGGCTAATGCTGTGATGCGCTGTAAGGGTGGAAGCCCTTACTGTGGCGCAGACGGTTATTGCCATGCAGGCGGCACTTGCTTTGCCGACCAAGAACTAACAAGAGAGCAAGCAATCTTAGAAGTAGATCGCCTAGCTCAAGAATTACATAACTCAAAGATCGAAAACGACAAGTTAAGAAACGCAGCTAGTCAGCTTGTTAGCCAACTTGAATTGGCAAAAGAGCAGAACCTAAAGAACGGAAATGATCAAAGAGTATTTGCTTTGAAGTTCTGTATCCATGAAATCAAGAAAGCGATGGGGTGACCAATGACCACATTCAAAGAGGCTCAAAACCACGCGAAGCAGATTAAGAATGCTAAGCGTGGAGGTTATACACCAACAATTGCAAAGGATGTGAATAAGCACATCAAGCAGAAGTTAATCAAGTTAGACAAGCGTCTTGACGAGAAGTTCGACCAATTGTGGGAGCGCTGGAAAATGGATGCTTGCCAATATTCACATGGATATGCAGAAGCAATTGAAGCTTTTCAGCACGAGATTCAGGAGCTTCTTAAATAATGCGTAGAGCAGCAAGAATTGATGCAAATCAAAACGAGATTGTCAAAGCTCTACGCCAAGTTGGGGCAAGTGTTCAGTCGCTTGCTTCAACTGGAAAAGGATGTCCAGATCTGCTTGTGGGGTTTAGAGGCACAAACTACTTAATGGAAATTAAAGATGGTCAGAAGTTCAAGTCAGATAGAAAGCTTACTCCTGATCAAATCGAATGGCATGAATCATGGCGCGGCAAAGTCTTTGTAGTTGAGAGCATAGACCAAGCAATAAGTTTAATAAGTAATAATTAGGGTGACGGTATGAATGCGGCAGTAAATCACATTATGCAAACAACGGACTGGACTAAATACAGTCTAGAAGAATGGCTTTATCAATTTGGGGCTTGGATGTACTCAAATTCTGGAACGTGTGGAAAGAGCATAAGCCCGATTGCTGTCGCTATGGATCAGGCTGCTAAGAAGCGTAAGCAAGAAGTGAAAGGCAAAGAGCAGATCATGGCTGATTGGCTGTGTTCAGATGATCCAGTTATCCCTAAAGGTCGTGGGCGTATAACATGTGAAATTACAGATAATGAAGCGCGTGCAGTTCAACGCCTCATCTTGGATATGCAAGGCCAGTCAGAAGTGCTGGATGGTTGGCTTGATGCTGTAATCAAAAGATACTTCTATAACAACTCTTGGTCAGAAATGGTTGTAACTCAAATGAATCCAGTTGGAGATATGGTTGTTGTCTATTCTCAAAATGATGCTAGAGCAGATGTTAAATGTGGTTTAGCTGCAATTCACTGCCGTTATAGTTTTATTAAATACAAATAGGTATAGAACTTGACCTTGTACAAGGCATGTGGCATATTTATGTTAGAGTGGTGCGAAGTGTAAGTAAGGCATCACTGGATTAGTTAGTAACCCTTGCAACATAGGCAAGAAGGCGAACCTAGATTTAAAAGCTCACTTAATCGTGGGCTTTTTTGCATTCTGTGGTATAAAAATATTGCGATTGATTTTTGATTAAAAACCATGACATGTATTGAAACTATTTCTTTGCTAGCAAACATAGCTACTTTGCTGGGTTTGATATTTGCTATCTATGTTTTCTTTCAGTGGAAGCGTCAGTCAGATTATAGTTTCAAGAGGGATGTAACATTTGAGGCTGAGCTGGCAACATTGGATACTTTTGCTGCTCTAATTACTACGATTCAAACATATGGTGAATGCAAAAGGATTTATTTGGTAAATGGTAATAATCAAGACCCTCAGTTTTTGAGGCAGGATTATATTGAAAAAAAGAAGCAATTAGATCAAAAGATTCAAATTTATCATGAAAACTTGGTAAAATTGAATATATCCAATATCAACTTAGATGAAAGTATTATTTTGAACAAAAACAATATGATTTCTAAGTTCGAGAGTATTATTACTGATATTCATGCAATAAATAATCCTGATGATATTCCAGTAAAATTGAATGAATTTATTTTAGAAATTGGCTTGCTAAGTAATAACTCTACTGAGTTTTTAAGCAAAACAAGAAAAAAATATTTGAGTACTAGTTATTATAAAATCCCCATTTTTGATGGGGCTTTTTTTATGGGCGAATATGGACACAATCGAAGCGAAGAAGAATCTAGCAATATACAAGGCCAATTTAAGCAAACTGCAATCTTACAATCATTTATTTAGTAGCTATTCATTCCGTGCTGACTGTGAGCGAGAAGAAAGATTATTAAAAGAGCGTATTGAGGTGTTGGAAAATGCGTTCGACAAAGAGGCTAAACGAAATAAGAGCGCTACCATGCGTTAGGTGCGGCTATCCTCACTCACAAGCGGCTCATTCTAATAGCTCAAAACACGGAAAGGGTCGTGGTATCAAGGCAAACGATTTATACACAGTTCCACTATGTTATGTCTGCCACGCTGCTTTCGATAAGTTTGAATTAGGCACAAGACAAGAATCAGAAGCCATGTTTGAGCGGTGGTTGGAAAAGACGGAAAGGATGTTGAATATTGATGGAAAATCACAAGATTTATTTTGATATGATTTAACCAACGTAATTGGTGTAAGGATTTACAATGGTTAAGCATGTTGATTATGAGGCTGTATATGACGGTGAGAATTTTTCTTTCATCAAAGTATTAATGGATGATGGTTCATATGACCCAATAGCTGGAACAAATGGGCCTTATGGCATCATAACTATTGTTGGATATGAGGTTAGGATTTCGTACCCTGAAAATCTCACACAAGAATTAATAGAGAAAATGGTAAACCAATTTACTAGAAAGAATTAAGCCACCCTCGGGTGGTTTTTTTATTGAGGTGGGTATGAAACACATAGTTGAATTTACACATTATGGCTGGTTTGGTATCTGCCCAGTAATGTTTTCAGAACCTGAAAGTGGTTCACCAATTATTGAGCCACGATTTAAACTTGTTTGGCTCATGATGTTGAGTGAGTTTCTAATTGATCTCTACATCAACTTCAAAGTTCAGCGTGATGCTGAATATGAGCCGATGTATCCAATGTTAATTAAAGGCGAGTACAAGAAGCCTAAACGCGTTGAGTTTGAAATTAAAGAATAGGTGAAGCAATGGAATTCCGACAAGTTGTTAAGAACCATTGCGACATTGCACCAGTAACTAACTTTCTTAATGTAAATCATGCAAAGGCAGCGAGTGAAGGGAAACCTTTAGTCGTATTGATTGCACCTCAAGAGAAAGACAGAACAAAGGCTCAAAACCGTTTGTACTGGATGTGGCTTAATCAGTGGGCCAAGAAGCAGGGAACGGATAAAGACTACGAGCATCTGTTCTTTAAGAAGAACTTCTTAGCAAAAATCTATGACCGTGATGACGTTGGCCAATACAAGAAAACATTCAAAGCTGTAAGAGAGTTGAAGGATTCTAAACATCCACTCTACCAAGATGTGGCAAATGGCCTTTGTGAGCTAATGAGCACTACAGATGCAAGCACAGCTCAATTCACTGAATACCTAAACGACATTCACGCATTCTGCAATAAAAACGGGTGTTATTTGGAAACGCCTGATGATCTTAAGTATGTGTTGGAATAGTTATGAATCAATATCATTGGGTTGAATTGGGAACAACAAAGCCGCTTTTTACTGTATTTGCTAAGACTGAAAAGCAAGCGTTGTCAAAGTTAAGAAAATATTTAGCCAAAGTTGGCAAAGAAAAAATCGAATTGGCAAGAGTTATTGGTTAGAGGTACAAATGGAAGAACAAATCAAAGGCGCAGAACCCTTAAAGAATTTACGCCATGAAGAGTTCTGCCACGAATATTTAAAGACACTAAGTGCGCAAGAAGCTGGAAAAGCTACTGGTTATAAAAATCGTCAAAATGCTTGGGATGTGCTCCAGCGTGATGATGTGCAAGAGCGCATAGCCTACTTAAATGGGCTGAGACTCAAGCGAGTTGATGTGAATGCAGACTATGTTCTCAAACGCCTTGTAGAAATCGACCAGATGGATGTTTTAGACATTATGGATGATAACTACGCATTCAAGCCTATTAGTGAATGGCCTCCTATCTGGCGTCAATACGTTTCAAACATTGAGAATATCGAAGAGTTTGATGGACGTGGTGAAGATAAAACACAAGTAGGTTGGCTCAAGAAAATCAAATGGCCTGATAAAGTTAAAAACTTAGAGCTATTAGGCAAACACATTGCTGTTGGGGCGTTTAAAGAGAGTGTTGAGCACAAGCATTCAGGAAAAATTGACTTACAAACAGTTCCAGATGATGCACTGGATAAACGTATCAAAGAATTAGAAATTAAGGTGATGCAAAATGACAAGAGAGGAGAAGCTTGAATATTTAGCATTGCTTGAAGAAAAGGCTCGTCGTTTAGAAACTTATAGATATAAAGATTTTGGCGACAAGTTATATCCATTCCAAAAAGAATTAATCAAGGCTACTAGTCAATATTCACAGGTCATGTTAATGGCTGCTAACCGGGTCGGGAAAACAATGACCGGTACTTATGTGGATACTATTCATGCACTTGGACATTATCCTGATTGGTGGGATGGTCATACATTTGATAAGGCTCCTTTAATTTGGTTGCTTGGATACTCTGGTGAAAAGATCCGTGACCTTTTGCAAACTCCAATCTTTGGTAGACGCATAGAAAATAATTGGACTGGCGGTCTAATTCCTCCTGAATACATCCTAGACCATGAATCAATGACTGGTACTGCAAGTGCTATGCGTACTGTATATGTACGTCATGGTGGTGGCGGTGATGTTCAGTATCAAACATCTAAGGTTCAGTTGTGGTCATACTCCCAAGGGCAACATGCCCTAATGGGTGATAGCGTTGATTGGTATCACATCGATGAAGAGCCAAGAGATCAACAGATTTTCCCACAGGTTTTGACTCGTACTGCAACAGGCGATCAAGGCAGGGGTGGTAGAGGGATTCTAACGTTCACACCTGAGAATGGTCGAACTGATCTGGTTATTCAGTTTATGGATACTCCATCAAAAGGTCAGTATCTCATTCAAGCCGGTTGGGATGATGTTACCCATTTATCTGAGCAGACTAAGCAAACACTTCTTGAATCTTTCCCTCCGCATCAAAGAGAAATGCGTACAAAAGGCATCCCAATGCTGGGGCATGGCCGTATTTATGATTTGAGTGAAGATTATATCACTTGTGATCCTTTTGAAATCCCTGATCACTGGATGGTTATCAATGGTATGGATTTCGGCTGGGATCACCCACAGGCACAAAGCCCAATTAGCAATTGATATGGATACAGAAACGGTCTACGTGACTCATGCATGGAAGCAGCGGCAAGTATCTCCTAATGAAGCTTGGGGTGCAGTTAAGTCTTGGGCTCAAGGAGTCCCAACTGCTTGGCCACTAGATGGTTTACAGACTGAGAAGGGTTCAGGTAATCAACAGAAGTCCTACTACAAAGAAGCTGGCTTCAATATGTTGCCAACACATGCCACATGGCCTGATGGTTCTAATGGTGTTGAAGCAGGTTTATTTGAAATTCTTGATCTGATGCGCAAAGGGAAGTGGAAAGTTTTTAGAGGTCTAAGAGCATTCTTTGATGAATTTCTTCAATACCATCGAGATGAGAAAGGGCGCATCGTCAAAGTTGGCGAGGATGTAATGGATGCTGTGCGTTATGCATACATGATGAGACGTTTTGCAATTCAAAAAGGCCTAGTAGGCAAACCTAAAAACCAAAAGTAACAGTAATTCCAACAGCACATCGCTGGTAATAATTCAATTTAAGTGAGGTCAAGTTGTGGCTAAAGAACAACAGCTTGCCAACATCCACTCTCTCGCATTAAGACGTTACGACTATATTTACGGAGCATTACGCGATGAACGCGCGCAGTGTTTAGAAGACCGTCGTTTCTACTCAATTGCTGGGGCGCAGTGGGAAGGCAAATTAGGCGAACAGTTCGCCAACAAACCAAAATTCGAAGTCAACAAGATTCACTTAGCTGTTATTCGTATTATCAATGAGTACCGCAACAACCGCATTACAGTTGACTTTATCAGTAAAGACGGCTCAAAGAATGATGATCTAGCTGATACATGCGACGGTCTATATCGTGCGGATGAGCAGGACTCAGTCGCAGATGAGGCATTCGATAATGCATTCGAGGAAGCGGTAGGTGGTGGCTTTGGTGCATGGCGTTTGAGGGCATGCAAAGAAGACGAAGACGATGAAGAAAACGAGCATCAGCGAATCCGCTTTGAGCCGATTTATGATGCTGATTCATCGGTGTGGTTTGATCTTGATTCAAAACGTCAAGACAAGTCAGATGCAAAGTTCTGCTTTGTTCTCAGCTCAATGACGCATGAAGCTTTCAAAGATGAGTATAAGAAAGATCCGACGAGCTTTGACAAAGGCTTGTTGAATGGCAATCTCTTTGATTGGGTAACAGCAGAGGTTGTTTATATCGCTGAGTATTACGTCAAAGAAGAGATCAAGGAAAAGGTCAATATTTATCGTTTTCCTGACGGTACCGAAGAAAAACATTGTGTCGAAGATTTAAAAGAAGATCCAGAGATTCAGCGAGCTTTAGATGCCTTTGGTGCTCGACTCATTCGAGAGAAGACAGTCGAAAAGTGCAAGGTACACAAATACATCTTGTCTGGTGCAGAAGTTCTTGAGGATTGCGGGTATATCGCAGGGCGTCATATTCCGATTGTTCCAGTATATGGGAAGCGTTGGTTTGTTGACAACAAAGAGCGTTGCATGGGCCATGTGCGTTTAACGAAAGATGCTCAACGCCTCAAAAACATGATGATGAGTAAGCTTGGCGAAATTAGCGCGTCTTCTGCAACTGAAAAGCCAATCTTGGCGCCAGAGCAGATACTTGGATTTGAGCATTTGTGGGCACAGGACAATGTTGAGAATTACCCATACTTACTCGCAAATCCATTAAAGGATGCAAACGATAATGTCTTGTCTACTGGCCCAATGTCATACACCAAGCCGCCATCTATTCCACAGTCGCTAGCAGCTCTCATGCAGTCATCTGAGCAAGATATTAAAGATCTTCTTGGTAATCCCGAACAGGGCGAAAAGATTGTCTCTAACATCAGCGCAGAGGCCATTGATAGTGTTCAGAATCAGATTGGACAACAGACCTTTATCTACATGTCAAACATGGCAAAGGCTGTGCGGCGGTCTGGTGAAATCTGGTTGTCGATGGCACGTGAACTCTACATTGAAGAAGGCCGAACAATGAAAGTTGTTGGTCGTCAGAATGAAGTTGACTCGGTTGAGTTATCGCGACCAATTGATATGGGTGAAGGCGTTGAGTACGAAAACGACTTGACTAAAGCATCATTCGACTTGGCTGTGACTGTAGGCCCAACATCTTCAAGCAAGCGCAATGCAACAATCAAGGCATTGACTGCAATGTTGCCGCTTGTGTCGCCAGACGATCAGCCAATCATTAGCTCAATGATTATGTACAACATGGATGGGGAAGGCATTCAAGACGTACGTGACTACTACCGTGGCAAGCTGCTACGGCAAGGCGTCATGCAACCAACCGAAGAAGAGCGAAAGCAAATCATGGCTGAGATGCAGAACCAACCGCCTGATCCGAACACTCAATATTTACAAGCAGCGGCAGCAGAAGCTGGAAGCCAAGGCGCAGAAAGCTAAAGCTGACACTGTCTTAGTAATCACGAAAGCAGAAGAAACTCGCGCTAAAACAGCAGAAACGATTTCCAAAATGTCTCGAGATGAGCGTCAAGAAATCATGATGCTGTTGCAGCAAATCGATCAAGAATAGATGGCAGCCGCCCAGCCTATGGGTGAGGGAATTCAAAATGAACCTTGAGAATGAGCAAAATCAAGAAGTTGAAGAAATCGACACTCCTGAAATTGAACCTGAGACCGAAGAAACTACCGAGACGGTAGAGGGCGACGATCAAGCTGATCAGCCAGGAGCGGGTCAAGGTGAAAACGAAGAAGACGAGGATGACTTCAAAATCAATCTAGGTGATGAGCAAGAGCCTGAACAGGAAGAAGAGTTCAACGGTAAGCCAGCACCGCAATGGGTTAAAGATTTGCGTGTCGAGGCCAAAGAGTCTAAGCGCAAAATCAAAGAGCTTGAAGAACAGCTCAAACAAAAAAATCAGCCAGTACAGCAACAAGAGCTTGGTGAGAAGCCAACGCTTGAGGGCTGCGGGTACGACTCTGAACAGTTTGAAGTTGAGCTACTAGAGTGGAACGAACGCAAACGTCAACACGATGAACAAGCTAAAAAGCAACAGCAAGAACAGGAGCAAGTTCAAAAAGGTTGGGAGGAAAAACTTCAATCATACGAAGCTAAAAAATCGATATTGAAGCAGAAAGCCAAAGACTTTGACGATGCTGAGCAGACAGTACAAGATGTACTAGATGTGAATCAGCAGGGCATTGTCATTTATTCCGAAAAGCCTGAATTGCTTGTTTACAACCTTGGCCGCAATCCAGAAAAAGCCAAACAGCTTGCTGCTATCAAAAACCCACTCGAGTTCGCATTCCAAATTGGAAAACTCGAAGCACGGATTGACGCTCAAATGAAATCTCAAACACGTAAACCACAAACGAATCCAGAGCGTAAACCTTCGGGTTCTGCTCCGCTTGCTACAACTGATGCCAAATTAGCGGCATTAGAAAAGAAGCTGAGCGAACAGGTGACCGCACAAAGCTTATCGCTTACAAAAAAATCTTTTAAAGAAATAAGGAGAGCCGCATATGGCTACCAGTTTTACAAAACAAGAGCAGGTAATGTTTGACCATGTCATTGATGGTTTTGATGACTTACTTGTGATTGCAAAAGGTGCAGAGTTATACAATCCTCTAACACCACAAGAAGCAGTGAACGCCCTTGATAAATTCTGGCTACCTGCGCCAATGATTGGTGCATCGTATGATGGTTTTGATCAGTCAGCAAACTTTGATGGCCTAACTCAACTCAACGTGCCAGCATCGATTGGCTACCACAAGTCAATCCCGAAAACCCTTTCATCCAAAAACCTGCGTAATACGTTTGCGATGGACCAGTTCGGTAAAGCCGCAAAGCAAAAACTGGCATCCGATGTAAATATGGCTTTGTTTAATACAGTGGCCCTATATGGATCTGTAGTATCAAAACGTACAGTTGCACCTACGGGTTATGATGATGTTGCTGATCTTGACAACCGCCTCACTCGTATCGGTGTTCAACAAGATGGTCGCATGGCTTTCTATGCTCCATCTGCAATGAATGCAATGGCTGGTAACTTAGCTGGTCGTTCTGAAAATACTGAACGTTCAAAAACTGCATATGAACGAGCAATGATTCGCTCAGATGTAGCAGGCTTTGAGGTATTCAAGAATGATCAAGAAATTTTACTTGCTGCAGCAAGTGGCGGTACGACTACTGTGAACGGTGCAAACCAGCGTACAGTTCCAGCTGCAACGATTTCTAGCGCCGGCATCACTGAAAACAAAGACAACCGATACACTGATCTTGTGATTACTGCTGCAACTTATGCAAACATCAAAGTGGGCGACGCATTCACTATTGCGGGTGTCAATGAAGTTCACTTGATTACAAAGCAAAACACAGGTCAGTTGAAAACTTTCCGCGTGGTTGATAAGCCTGCTGCCAATACCATTCGTATCTGGCCTGCGATTATCGATGCTGCTGAAGGCTCAATCGGGTCTAAAGAGTATGCAAACGTTAGCGCTACGCCTGCCAACGGTGCTTCAATTACATGGTTGAATACTGCAAACGCAGCACTAAACCCATTCTTCCGTCGTGAATCATTGATCTTAATCCCTGGTTCATTCACTGTTTCGAAAGAAGATGGTTGGTCAGTGATGCAGGCTCAAACCAGTCTCGGAATCGGTATCACGTACACACGCCAAGGCGCAATCAATGACTTGTCTTGTAAAGTACGTTGGGATATCGATTTTGGTACAGCGCTGCTTAACCCGGAAATGGCTGGTGTTCAGTTGTTCAACCAGACCTAACCTTAAGTGTGACGACAAATGCCCGCTATATGCGGGCGTCGTCATTTTGGAGTAATGAAAAGTGGAATATCCAAAAGCTTTGTATCATGGTGACACCAATAAACATGACATGCGTATCGCGAGTAATATTGATGATGAGCAAGACTTGCGAGAAGCGGGTTTTGTTGACTTTGTCATGTTGAAAGAACCGAAAAAGACTGCTGAATCGGCTGAAACTGGCAGTAAAACGCATGACGGTTTAGTCGAAAAACTAGCCTGGACAGAAGATCAACTTGAAACAGCAAAAGCAGAGCTAATTGCTTTTAAAAATGATGTGCCAGCGATGTACGCACGTATTGCTGAGTTGCAGGGTGACACAACTCCCGCAGGTGCAACCAACGATAATCCAAACCCTGAGCTTAACGAAGAGACCACGGTCGATGCGCAAGATTTTGATTACTCACAATGGACTGCTGATCAATTGCGCGAAGAACTCAAAAAGCGCGGCATCAAATTCAAAGCACGTGATTCGAAAGATGAATTGCTCGCATTGCTAAATGGTGGCTGATATGTCATGGACTAAGCGTCAAATCATAGAACAAGCGTTTGAAGAACTAGGTCTGGCTGCTTATGACTTTGATTTACAGCCTGAGCAAGTAGAAAGCGCAAGACGTAAACTTAATAACATGGTTGCTGGATGGTCATCTCGAAATATTCAGATCGGCTTTCCACTACCATCTGGTGCCGACTCAGACGATATTGATGGTGATACAGATGCGCCTGATTATGTTGTTGATGCAATGATCTATAACTTAGCAATACGAATTGCACCAAGTATGGGCAAGCAAGTATCAGCAGACACAAGGGCAGCCGCACGTGAAGCTTATGACAATATGATCAGAATGTCAGTTATCAAGCCAATCAGCATCAAGCTAGATCCTATGTTGCCAGCGGGCGCAGGACACAAACGCTGCTCTACATTCATTCAAAACAAAGACGACAATGTAGTTTTGTCACCAAATCAAGACTTGGAGCTATTCAATGAGTAAACGACTAAATACTACTGATACGCTTGAAGCCGGTGATCAGGTTGTTCTATTTCGTACAAAAAATTGTGACTATCGTGCAATTCCATTCGACACACTGGTTCAATTGATTCTTGAGCAAGTGCCCATACCAGTTTATCAGGCTGCAACAATACAGCTATTCAATCCAAATGCCAACTTCACCAAAGAAATTGATAATAATGCTGCTGGCACATATTTGGTGATGAATCCGTCTACTGTAATTGCGGCTGGTACGTTGGTGTTACCCTCAATAAACAGTATCGTTGATGGTCAAGAAGTGCTTGTGACCTCATCACAGCAAATTACAGACCTAACAATCGACGCGAACGGGGCCGCAGTTATTGGTGCTCCTGATGCAATGGGTGCCACCGCATTTTTCAAGATCAAGTATGAAGAACTTTCACAGACATGGTATCGAGTGGGGTGAGTAATGCAAATCCCTATTTTGAGCGGGATATACACCGACGATAATTCAGATTTTCGGACGATGTATCCGCGAAACATGATTCCGGTACCTAAAGAAAATGGGATTGCCAACGGTTATCTAAGGCCAGCGGAGGGTATCAACCTTTTAAGTGATTTACCGGGTATAGATCGTGGTGGTATCAATTGGAATGGCGTTTGCTATCGTGTCTGTGGCAACCAGTTGGTTAAAATATCGGATGATGGGTCTATAACTGAGCTAGGGAATGTAGGTGGTACCGGTTATTGCAACTTTGACTACTCGTTTGACTATCTCGGTATTAACAGCGGTGAAAGTCTGTATTTATATAATGGCACATTAACCAAAGTCACAGATGAAGATCTGGGTGTGGTTAAGGATTTTGTCTGGGTTGACGGTTATTTCATGACGACGGATGGGGAGTTTCTCGTTGTCACTGAGCTAAATGATCCATTTGCGGTGAACCCGCTCAAATACGGCTCATCTGAGGCAGATCCTGATCAGATTAATGCACTATTTAAACTTCGTAATGAAGTCTATGCTCTTAACCGCTACACAATTGAAGTGTTCGACAATGTAGGCGGTGAAAACTTTCCATTCAGTCGTGTTGATGGGGCTATGATGACACGTGGCACTCTAAGCCCATCTACCTGCTGCAAATACTTAGACACAATTGCATTTGTCGGAAGCGGAAAGAATGAGCCATGTTCAATCTATCTTTGTGCGAATGGCGGCACTCAACGCATTGCGACACGTGAAATTGATCAAATCTTGCGTCAATACACTGAAACGCAATTAGCAGAATGTTTGCTTGAGTCTCGGATTGTTGATGCACACCAATGGATTTACTTTCATTTGCCAGATAAAACGCTTGTCTATGATGCAGCCGCATCACAAGCCACAAACCAGCAAGTCTGGTTTTTTTTATGCTCAGGATTTGGTGAGGGTCGTTATTTGGCTCAAAACCATGTCTGGTGCTATGACAAATGGATTGTTGGACATCCATATCAGCCAAAGCTAGGAACGCTTACAAACGCATCTGGTGAACACTGGGGTGATGTTACAGAGTGGTCGTTCAATACGCAGATTATCTATAACGAATCGCGCGGTGCAATCTTCCATCAACTTGAATTGGTGGCCCTAACAGGACGCACGTTGTTTGGCGCCAACCCCACAATCTGCACTCAATTTTCTGTAGATGGTATTAACTGGTCCAATGAGCGGTACATTCGCACTGGTAAGACTGGTGAGCGCGATAAACGTCTCGTCTGGTTCCAATGTGGCCACATGATCAACTGGCGTATTCAAAAATTTACCGGAACATCAGAAAGTAGACTATCAGTCGCACGACTTGAAGCTCAACTCGAACCGTTGGAGGGATAAATGGCATTAATTGATCCTAAAACCCCACCACGTGAATTGATTTACAAGTGGTGTCAGGGTGATCCACGCTTAATCAAGGCAGTTGAGAAAATATTTGACTTGATACCAAGCGAGTTTAATAAAGGCGCAGACGACACAGAAGGCTCTCAATACGCTGCTGATAATGCAGCAACTCAAGCAGGCATTGCCAATTCAGAATTGGCCAATGTGATACGTCTAGCTGAATTGAGCGCGTTATCACCTTCTCATGCTCATGCATTATCTGATTCGCTCGGCATCTCACCAGCTCAAGAATTAACAAAGTCTGATTATATCGATGTTGCATGTCAGCAAATCGAATGCTCAAACTTCAACTTAGAGATATAAAAAATGGCAACAGTTACAGCAAAAAATCTTGTGGGTTCGAAGTTCATTGAAAATGCACAGACAACTCAATACACAGCATCAAGCGTCAAGGCGCTTATTGATAAATGCACAGTAACCAATGTTTCAGGCTCAGCAGCGACGTTTAGCATCAACCTTGTGACTTCCGGATCTGCTGGTACTTCAAATTTAATTATCAAAGATCAATCGGTGACGGCTGGTCAAGTTTATACATGCCCTGGAAGTAGTGGGTCATATTCTTGAATCTGGTGGATTGATTAGCGCAATTTCAAGCACAGCAAGCGCTCTAGTGCTTCGCGTTTCGGGCCGTGAGGTCACGTGAGGCATTTATGCACCTTCAGCAGATCAATGATATCGATATCATTAATTCAATCATCACGAATCCAGATGTAAATGGTGATGTGAGCGATGATTTTTCAGTAAATACAAAGCTCACCGTCTTGCCTAATACTTTTGAATGGCTTGGCGTGTACGACGATGGTCAGTTACAAGGTTTATATGCACTGGTCCCACAAAACGGCACGACAGCAGAAATTCATACATGCCTGTTGCCACATTTTCGCGGGAAAAAGGCATTCGATGCAGGCCGATTACTGCTGGACCATCTTTTCAGCAAATATCAAAAAGCGATTTCATACGTTCCTGACTACAACAGAAAGGCTAAGCTTTACGCACAGGTGCTCGGGTTTACAGTCGAAGGAATTAATCGCAGTTCATACCTAAAGAACAATCGCTTGATCGATCAATTTTTGGTTGGTCTTACAAAAGAGGAATACTTATGCCAGTCGCAGCAGTAGCCGCCGCAACCGTTGTAGGAGGCGTATTATCAAGTCGTGCACAAAGCAAAGCAGCTAAATCAGCTGCCGCAGCGCAAACAGAAGCATCACAAGCGGCAATCGATGAGCAACGTCGTCAGTTTGATGCTGTACAAGAGCTAATGAAGCCATATGTGAATGCAGGTAATCAAGGCTTATCTGGCCAGTCTGACTTACTCGGCTTAAACGGTGCAGACAAACAGCAAGCAGCAATTGATGCAATCAATAATAGCGCAGCAATGAAAACTTATGTGCAGCAGGGTGAAAATGCACTTCTCCAAAATGCATCAGCCACAGGTGGTCTACGCGGTGGCAATACACAGTCAGCGCTTGCACAGTTCAGACCACAACTACTCAATCAGTTAGTCAATCAGCAATATCAAAACTTAGGTGGATTAACATCTATTGGCCAAAACGCTGCCGCTGGTGTGGGTAATGCAGGCATGCAAACTGCTAACAATATTGGCAACTTGCTTGGTTCGATTGGTCAAGCTCAGGCTGGTAACGCACTTGCTCAAGGGCAAGCATCAGCAAATATGTGGAACAGTGTAACAGGAGCTTTGGGGAATCTAGCCGGAGCATCAGCATTTAAGGGCTTTTGAGGTGAATCATGGCACAGCCAAATAACTACATTCTTGATCTGCCAAACCCTATGGATACTGTGCAGAAGAGCTTTAACTATGGGTTTAACACAGCGGCTCAGGTAGAAGAAGTGAAGCTCAAGCAAGAACAGCTTGCGCTTCAAAAGAAACAACAAGCACAAATGCAAGCCGACTTGGCTAATCTGGCAAGCAACCCTTCACCAGAAGGCTATGCCAAAGTCATGACTATGTATCCACAGCTTTCTGAAAATCTGAAACGTGCCTACGACACCATGGATGATGGTAAGCGCAAAGCTGTGTTCAATACATCCTCACAGGTATTTGCTGCACTATCCAATCAGCAGCCAGATATTGCCAAACAGGTTTTAACCGACCAAGCCACAGCGTACGAAAACGCAGGAAATACGAAAGATGCGAGCGTGACAAAGGGAATTATTAAGCTTATCGATACTAATCCAGATGCTGCACGTGCCTCAGTTGGTATGTTAATGGCTGGAACCGATCCTGATAAATTTAAGGATGTTTGGACTGCTCTTGGTTCTGAACAGCGTGCAAATGAAATGCAGCCTTATGATATTGCTGAATCAAGAGCAAAAACTGCATATACAGAAGCTCAAACAAATGACATCCCATTAGCTGCAGAAGACCGTCGTACTGGTGTTGAGAATCAAAACAAAAAGATTGAATATGACAACCAATACAACTATGACAAGTTGAGTCAGGACCAACAACTGTTCTATGCTGATTTGAGCCAAAAGGAAAGAATTGAGGCTGCCAAGTTGAAAGCGACTAAGGCAGAAACGCCTATTCAAAGAGTAGAGCGTCTTGAGAAAGTTGAAAACTATTCTAATGCTGCGAAACAGGCTGCTGATGCATCTAACTTAGCTGCAAAACTAACACTTCAAGCCAAAGAGAACAGTGGTGCTTATTGGGATCGTCTTGTGCGTCAAGTGCCTGGAACATCAGAAAACACTTTTGCAAAAGATATTGAAACTTTAAAATCTCAAGTCTTCCCTTGCTCAAGTAGAAAAGATGCGTGGGTTAGGTGCTTTAACTGATAAAGAGGGTGATGCAATTCGATCCTCTATTGCTTCACTTGATATTAATCAGGGGCCAAAAGCAGTTCAGCAAAACCTTTCCAAAATTGCTCAACAAATGTCAGCAGCAGCTAAGAGTGCCAACCGTAAAGCTCAATTATATGCAACAAAAGGGGAAGGCTATTCTCCTGCTGTTATGAGTGCTGCAAAGACTCTTGGCATTTCTCCTGCTGAGGCTCAGAAGTTCGTTAATGAGAATGGATTGTAAAATTGTTCATATGTTATTCTCTCTTCATTCATGAGGAGAGAATAATGAAAAAACTATTGACAGTACTTGTTTTGTTGTCTATTTCATCAATTTCTAGTGCAGAGTGAATGGCTGTATTTATTTAGTTCTGATACTAAAAAATACTATGCTGATCTTGAAAGTTTTGAGCGGGTCAACAGCTATAATGAGAACCTAATTAAGGCTTGGTTTAAATTGGAAATATTCAATGATATAGAAAAAGATGGTATGGGTGTTGGGGATGAAACTCTCGTACTATATAATTTTGATTGTAAAAATAAAAAGATGGGGTTTACACAAGTCATTAACTATAAAAAGAACAAACCTTTAGGAAACTCTTACAACGCATCCTCTGCAATAATGAAGGATATTATCCCTGATACGATAGGTGCAGAAAGCCTAAATCGCGCATGCTCTATATACAGAATTCAGAATGAAGGTTAGTCTACAAACCAAATAAATGGGATGAAAAAATACTATGAAAATTATGCCTATTGTCTTTTTTGTTTTGTTTGTGGGTTGTAGTAAATCTGAAACTTGGATCTGCAAATCTGGAGTAAATGCAAATGGCGATGCTATTCAATATTCTGAAAATGCAGAAACAGGGGAAATTGGGGCATATAGTAAGTGTCAGAATAAGAGCACAAGTTTGGACTCGACATAATCGTCATTTTAAAATTAACTCTTATCATGAACTTCTAGCCATCCACTTTGAAGGCTCTGTGCAGTATTTGTTAAGCATGGAACTAAAAGGGAAGGTAGAAAATCCATTAGTACCAATGCAAGTAAATAATGAGCCGTGGAATGACACCGATGTGCAGTTCTTAATGTGGTTTGTACCTAAGATTTCAAAAATTATTAAGAACGATATTTATCCTGCATTGAGTATCTTGCGCAGTGAATGTGCCGCCCAGTTAATAGGAATAACTCAAGAGATGGCGGTACATGCCAATGCATTAAATCGAAGAGCATTGAAGCATGGTATGACGAACTACTCACAACTTGGTGGGCAACCCATCCATACAATTGAATGGTATTTATCATAAATAAGTAAGAACCGCCAGAAGGCGGTTTTTTAATATCCAAAACAAAACCCCGATGTTGACGCATCGGGGTTTTTGCATTCTCCACCAACCGACTAAAGCAAGAGGAAAAGTAATTCTATATGGAAGATTTTATCAAATTAATTAACTGGTGTCTAAAGGAAATGAATGAAATGAAAGCGTGGCGCTTTATTGCAATCCTTATCACTTTGATTATATGTACATATATCTGAAAAATGTAATGCAACCAAATATTTAAGCCGACCTATAAATGGTCGGTTTTTTATTGCCCGAGGAAAAAGCCATGGCAACAAGAGACAACTATGAAAAGCTATTGGGCTCCCCAAATGTACAGAAGATGCTTGACCTGATTGCCAATGCTGAAGGTGTTCAACATGGTTATAACACTTTGTTTGGCAATGAACGTTTAGATGACCTATCAAGCCATCCAAATATTAAAAAGCAATTTAAGCAGACTGATGGGCAAGTAAAGAATACAACTGCCGCAGGTCGATATCAGTTCTTGAAAGATACTTGGGATGGAGTAGCAAAAGATCTTGGTTTAAAAGACTTCTCTCCTAAAAATCAAGACATAGCAGCAGTAGCATTGCTTGCTCAAAATGGCGCTTTACCATCAGTTTTGAAAGGTGACTTTAAAACTGCTGTTCAAAAATCTGGTAGCACATGGGCCTCATTGCCTTCTTCACCATATGCACAGCCTAAACGCTCATGGAAAGATCTAGGTATTAGTAATCCTGCACGTGAAGATTATCAATCACAAGCTTCAAAAATTGTTGCAGCATACAAGCAAAAACAAAAAGAACAAGAAACAAAAGCACAGCCACAAGTAGATGCAGGCCGTGCTCAACGAATTGTAGAAGCATACCAAAAAGCACAAATGAACAATGCTGCTAATCAACCACAAGGACTCCCAGATTTCGATGCAAATGGTGTAATTACATATGATCAACCACAAGCAGCGCCACAAGCTCCTGAACCGTCTTTAGCCGACAAAGCTCTAGGTTTAGGGGAAACAGCACTATCTGCTGCCACAGGTGCAACAGGTGGTACGCTTGGCATGATAGGTGGGACGATTGGTCAAGCAGGGCGTGAAATCCTTGCTGGTAATTTTGGCACACCTGGAAGCTGCAAATCGAATCGCACAGAATGCTGCTGCATCTGCATCTAATTTGACTTATGCACCGAGAACACAAGCTGGCCAAGACTACGTTCAGACGATTGCAGACGTCACCGAGCCATTGGCTGCATTGACACCCGCAACTGCTGAAATTGGATTGGCTGCACAGGCGGCACGTGGAGCATTGCCTCAAGCTACAATTGCAGCACAGCGCACCACACAAGCGGTAGCGCCAGTTGTTGAACGTGCTACACAAGCAGCTCAGCGACCAATTCAAGCAACACAGCAAGCAATCAGCTCAGGTGTGAACAATCTTCGTGATGCAGTGGGTTTATCGCGTGCACCAAAGCAAAATCCTGCTGCCAATATTGGCGCAGCTCAAGTTGATCAAGCTACTGTTCGTCAATCATTAGCTCAAGATTTGCCATATTCACCTGAACTTACTCAAGGTCAGATGACACGCGATCCTGGGCAGCTAAAGTTTGAAGTCGAAACAGCTAAAAACGCTGAGCTTGGTGCGCCAATTCGACAGCGTTATGAGCAACAACATCAAGTGATGCAGCAAAATCTTGATGCTTTCATTGATATGACTGGCGCCAAAGCAACCAATATGCGTGAAGCGGGAATTGCAGTCGATAAAGCATTGCAAAAGCAGGCTCAGATTGATAAGAACCGTGTACGAGTAGCATACGCCAAAGCGGATAAGTCGGACGAGGCGCAATATCCGGTTGACTTAACACAACCGGTAAAAAATGGCGAAGAGTCAATGTCTGTTCTGGATTATCTCAATTCCCAACCAGATCTTAAATCTACACCAATTATTGCAGATGCTAAATCAATTGCTCTTAAGCTTGGTATTGCGAGTCGTGATGAATCAGGGAACCTAATTCCTGCAAGACCAACTGTTAAACAAATGGAAAAATGGCGCTCTGAAATCAATCAGAATACAAACATTGAAGCTCCAAATGTGCGACAAACAGCAATTCTCAAAAGCATGATTGATCAGCATGTGGAACCGGTGGTAGGTGATCTATATCGAGCGGCCAGACTAGAGCGTAAAAAAATGGCAGATCATTGGGAAAACCGCAAGATCATTACCGATTTGACTTCAAATAAAAAGGGTACAGAAGATCGTACCGTGGCGCTTGAAGATATTCAAAAACGTATCATTCACGATGGTTCGCTTGATGATTTGCGATTTGCCCGTCGTGCATTGTTGACAGCTGGTGATGAAGGCAAACAAGCATGGAAAGACATTCAAGGTCAAACGCTACAAGAGATTAAAGATGCTTCAACCGCAGGTGTGGCAACAGATGCGCAAGGTAATCAAATGATCAGCCCTGCTGCACTCAACAAAGCAATCAATAAACTGGATAAAGAAGGAAAGCTTGAGTACATCTTTGGGCCACAAGGCGCTGAGAAGCTTCGAGCAGTCAATGAATTATCCAAGACACTGTTTACTGTGCCGAGTTCAGCAGCGATCAACTACAGCAACACAGCAGCGACCTTAACAGCAGCGCTTGATATCGCACTATCAGGTTTTTCTGGATTCCCTGCGCCCGTTGCATCAGCACTTCGTTTAGCAACCAAGCACATCAAAGACAATAAGATTCGCAAACGTGTGAATCAAGCTCTTAATCTCAATCAATCAAACTAATCTAGCCAAACAAATGCCGCCTTCGGGCGGTTTTTTTTATGCCAAACTTAAAGGAACCGCTATGAGCAGCAAAGTACTACCTCCATACCCACTTTTCAACGATATAGACGGACGAGCGCTCAATGCTGGTTACGTTTATATCGGTGAGGCAGGTAAGAACCCAGAAGTATACCCAATTCCTGTTTTTTGGGATGAAGCATTAACTGTGCCTGCCGAACAACCTATTCGCACTAGAAATGGCTTCTTCGCTAAAAATGGTCGAGCCGGGAAAGTTTATGTATCAAACAGTGAATGTTCAATTACCGTAAAGAATCGCAAACATTACATAGTCTATACCGACTTGTTATCTGATTTATTTATTGGACAAACCAGTGGTTTAAAAAACGTTGAATCTATTTCGGATCTACCAGCTTATGCGAAGAATGGGGACGCGGTCTATGTGAAAGGATATTACAAACCCACGAATTTTGCCCTTGCTCAACCTTACATAGGAGGTGGGTCGCGTATTTATGTTGCATCACGCAAAGCCGAAAACGATGGGTTTTTATGTATCAATGGTTGGGTATTGCAGCATGAGAATGTTTTTACTCCATATCATTCTGGTTGCAAGTGTGATGGTGTTACTGATGATACGTTAAATTTTGATAAGTTAATGTATGCCCTTGAACGAAACAACTTAAAAGGGCATGTAATTATTAATGATCCCATGTTCTTTAATTCGCAATGCCCTAGAATCGGAAAATTAATTGATCCTGTTCAATTTAATGAAAAAAATGCTATTCGTTTGGTTTCAAATGTAAAACTCGAAATCAATTCAACATTAACATTCGGTTCTTTTTACTCGGGTTCAAGTGGTCAGCCAAAATGTAATATTTTAAGCGCTATGTATCGTGCAGATGCTGATGATTGGTACGGAAAAAATAGGCATGAAAACATTGAAGTTTTTGGAACCGGCACACTAGATTTTACTGCAACAGAATCAGAATCTGCTGTGCAGGATGGCTATCGTTGGATTATCAAAGCTTCCAGTAAAAGGTATGAAGGTCCACGGTCTTAAATTTATCGGTGGCGACTTTGCAAACGCAATTCAGACGTCTAAAACTTCTCAAAAAGTAGAAATTTATGATAATACATTTACAAATTTGATGTCTAATAAGTCTCAACTTCACGATCATTCGACAATTTACTGTATTGGTAAAGACATTAAAGTTCACGACAATGTGTTCGAATTTACTAATGTCAAGGGACGATTGAATGCTTGTGCATGTGAACTACATGGATCAGAACAGTGGTTCTATGATAATAAGGTGTTTGGCTACCCAAATCTTGTATTTAGTGCAATTTTGCGTACAGATCAGTCGCTTGATGAAAATGAAGTTGTATATGATCAAAAAGTATTTGGAAACACAGCAAACATTAGTCGAAGTGCACTCGGCTATTGGTCAATTTTAGGGAAAACTGCAAAACTTAATGACTTAACTTTTAACAATAATACACTTAATTTTATAGAGCCCCCGACACTAAGCGAGTTCAATGATGCAAATGTAAATGGCATGTCATACCCGAGTTCACTGCCTGCTTCAATATTTACTGTTTGGCACGAGGGGGACTCAGTTCCTAATATTACCTTTGCAGCAGAGGTACTACAAGGAATTTATATTCATGACAATATACAGACAGCAGTCAACGGGTTGCTTCAATCACAAGATGTTAGTTTAATTAGATTTGTTGGTTGTTATAGTCGTGAAAATTTAAAAATTTTCAATAATTCTTTTAAACTAAATAGATTACTAAATAGAGATGTTTCCACATCAACAACTAGTGATTATTTTAGTGGCTGGTATATCAAAAACAATACCTATGATTTTTCTAAACATAAATCAGTTATTTATAGTTTTACCATGTATCTGGAATATATGAAGAATTGTGTTTTTGATTTTGCTTTAGATTCTAATTTTCCAGTAATTGATAAAACATATAACTTCTTATACTTTGTATTCGCTGACAAATCAAAAGTTAAAGATAATATTATAAAAATTGATGTAGAAAAATCATATGATGCTCTAGATGCTTGGTTCGGTGGAAGCATGATGACTTATACTCGTGCTGAGATGAGACTCCAGAATAATTCTATTGAATCAACATCGTATTGTTACATTAAAGAAAGTCGAGTTGCTACTACTACGGTTGCAACAATGCAGATTGTAACTAATAACATACCGCTATCTGTTCAGAGTGGATTTATTAAAAGATATATGGATGAAATGATAGGTTCTATTTATTATCCAAGTTCATATACATTAGATTATTCTGCCGGGAGCAAGCTCAAGGCAGTAGCAACATCTGCAAGTGTTTTCCCAGAATCAACTGAATCCGATAGAAACGCATATATTAAGTTTATATGCTAAGTACACAACAAACCACCACAAGCCCTTTGCTTCCAATAGCTTAGGGCTTTTTTATTGCCGAAATTAGGGGGAAGGCATGGAACCAGTTTCCACAAGCGGCTTTGCTGCAATTTTAAAATTCTATGGTGTTGCAATTATGGTGACACTAGCTGTCGCTTTAGTTGCGGCAGTTGTATTAATGACACGTATGCCACGTTCGCCTCAAGAATGGGCGGTTGGCTTGATTTGTACAGTTGTATCAAGTTTGGCTGGTGGATCGTTGATCATCATGAAATTTACACTTCATGCATGGGCAACTGACACATGGGGATGGTTTGCAATAGGCGGGCTTTTCTTTGTCTGTGGCTTGCCGGGCTGGGCTTTAATCAGGTGGGTTTTCAACTTCATTGATAAGCAGGAAGGCAAGACAATTGTTGAAGTTATCAAGGAAATTAAGAAGGCTAAAAATGATATTACAGGCGGTGAGCCATGACAGTTAAAAACTTCTTTGATGCTGCCCGTGTCATTGCAGGTGGTAAACTCACTCAAGCACAAGTAGATGATCTAAATAAGGTGGTCGATAAACTTGCACCAAGTGAAAAAACTACAAGTGATGTTGGTATTGATTTAATCTCAGGTTTTGAAGGCACGCGATTCAATGCTTACGATGATGGTGTAGGGGTTTGGACCATTGGCACTGGCACAACAGTTTATCCCTAATGGCGCGAAGGTTAAGCAAGGTGACACTTGCACACCTGAGCAAGCTAAAGCCTATTTTAAACACGACTTGGCTAAATTTGAAAAGACTGTAAATGAATCGGTTAGTGTACCTTTATCTCAAAACCAATTTGATGCTTTGGTGTCGCTTACCTATAACATTGGCTCAGGTGCTTTTAAGGGTTCAACATTGCTTAAGTTGCTTAATAAAGGTGACTATCAAGGCGCTGCCGATCAATTCCTAGTTTGGAACAAAGCAGGTGGCAAAGTTATGAAAGGTCTAGTGCGTCGCCGAGAAGCAGAGCGAGCACTCTTTTAAAGAAGTAACTTATATGTGCAAGCGTACTAAAGTTGCATCGATCATCACATTGCTGTGCTTAATCTTCTCAGGTTGCACAGCTCACACAATTAATAGTAATGTGAATGTCTCGATTTGTGTAAGGGCTTTGTGATGTCGCAAGTCATGATCATGGTTTCGGAAGCTGGCAGAATGGAGAATACTTGCAATCTACCAGCTGATTTAGATAAGAACGGGAATGTTCTTAAAATCTATGACTACTCATTAAAAGAGTTGCCGATTAATTTGGATGGAACTGTGACTTATAATGGCAAAAGATGGACCTTTGATAAGAAGCAAAATTACCTCTAAACCTGTGGATAAATAGCGCATTACGCCAAATATACGCCAAAATATATATAAGTTATTGATTTTATAAAATAGATTGGTGCGCCCGGCGGGGATCGAACCCACGACCCCAGGCTTCGGAAACCTGTACTCTATCCAACTGAGCTACGAGCGCACATGTGTGGGGGCACATCATAGGAAAAAAACACCGGTAGGTAAAGCACGAAATACGTACCAAGTGAGTTTAATGCTTAATTAAACAGCAGCTTGTTCTATTTTAGATGCGTTGCTGAATAAGCTGAATTGAATAATTAATAGAATGGAGCGTATGTGCTAGCTCATGAGGAGGAATGCGTGATTCCTGCAAACTGGTAATCCATTGCATTTGGCACATTTTAAGTTCTTGAAGTGTTTTTATTTGCTCTATTTTTTTGAATAAGTGGCTTTGCCATAAGGCCAC